AGTATGAGTTCCCTGTAACACTGATCGAAAGTTTCCGATAGACGATCGGTATGTGCCAGTTGATCACGCGCGGCGTCAGTCCCGACGTCGACACTGACCAGAAGAAGCTGCCCCAGACCACTGCGCCCCACTGCGCGCCGCCACTGTTCAACGAAACCGCCACCGTATCGAGCACCGTGCCGTCCGAAGTCACCGCCTGGACGCCGTAGGTCGCATTGTTGGTCGTGCCGACGAAATTGATCGTGGTTTCCAGAAGGTTGTTTTCGTTCATCTGCTGATTGTCGGGCAGCACGCTGGTGTCCCACGTCAGCATCAGCTGGGCGCCGTTCTCGACGAACAGGCTGCCCTGGTTCTGCACCGAGTCGGACTGGAACAGGATGGCATTGACGCCTGTCAGGGTCACCACGAACGTGTTGCTATAGGATTGCATCAGAGCCGAGTTGCAGGTATGCGGGCCGCTCCAGCAGCCCCGGCTGATCGTGTACCAATACTCGGCGTTGACGACACCGGCGGCGCCAACGGTCTCAATCGCCACTCGCACGGTGTCGGCATTGCAGGCCATCGCCGCCCGCGACGGCACCGCGATATTGATGAAAGGCAGCGTCACGCCGTTGCCGGCAAAGCCCACCGGATCTGATACCGAGGAGTTGAAGCCAATTACCCGGATGCCATCGTTGGCGATGAACGCCAGTCCCTTCGGCGTGTTGGCAATGCCGTTCGGCGACAGGCACGTCACGGACACCGACATCTCGTTCAGGGTCAACGGGTTCGAGGTCGACGCCGCGTCGCCGGTGATCTCCCACATTTGCGCCGACTGCTTGAACACGATCAGCGACTGGATGATCCCGCCCGTCAGCTGCGAGTTGAGCGGCAAGGCGCCAAGCGCCACCAGCGGCACGTTATCGCCGAAGGTAATGACATTGGTGCCCAGCGTCACCGTCAGGGGATCGAGCACATCGCTGAAGATCACCGCCGGGTCGGAAGAAGCATTGACGATGTAGTAGGCGCGTTCGCCGAACTGCTTGACCCCTGACGGCACCACGGGCAGCGCATTAGTCGCGGTATTGCCCGCGTTCCACGTCGGCGCCGCGAAGGTCGAGATATCGAACCAGCCAAAGAATGCCCCGCTCGCGCCTGTATAGCCGGGGTGGGTGACGATCATCTTGGACCCGATCAGGTCCATCGTAGGAGGTATCCAGTCTCCACTGGTTGACGGGCTGACCGGCGTGTTGGCCGCCGTGATCCCTGTGATCGGCACGAAGGCCTTGGCAACCATGTCCCAGATAAAGGGCTGATCATGACCGGCATTGGTCGACGTCGCGATCATCCCATAGACCCGCGTACCGACCACCTTGACGACGGAAATGAAGCCAGGATTGAGCGTGCTGAAGCCAGTGTTGAAGTCGGCTGTATTGAAGTCGGCGGCGCTGAAATCACCAGCGAAAGTGCCAAAATTAACCGCGGGCATCGCCGCCGGGCGGCAAGTCCAGACGTTTTTGGTGGTGGGGTCTGGGATCAGGTTTTGCAGCGACGACATCGCGCCAGGGAACACGTTGGAGCTATCCAGTGCATCCGACAGCCCGGCGGGAGAGAATTTAGTCGGCTGGGCGTTGCGGAGAGTCACAAGTCACCAGCCGATCGTCTTGGTGTTCGGGAGCCTGCTCCACTGGGTATTGCCGAAGTACCTGCGGTCGAGTTCAACGCGCTTGGTCCCGGCGGTCTCCGGGTCGTCCTTCATCTTGAGATACTTCGCCAGCTGGCCTGTGATTGCTTCGTCGCTGAACTCCGCGCCAGGCGCGCGCCGCTGGTCATTGGTGATTCCCATCAACTCCGAGGCCACTGCGTTGATCAGGTACTGGGTGTTCGGGAACCAGGGGACGGTGGTTGAACTCTCAGGCGTCACGATGTCGGCCATTTGCGGGTTGTAGCGCACCGTCGCCGCGTAGGCGCCGGCGGCCGGCACCCAAACGTACAGCTCCATCGGGGTCTTGGAGACATCGATGTAGAAGGCGTAGGGATAGGCGGCGTTGCCGGTCTGCTGCACGAACTGGTCGAACTCGTCCTGCTCATACCCGATCATGGTATAGGGCACGCCGCTGATGTAATAGAACGCGCCCTTCTTGTGGGCGCGCAGGAAGTCGGTCGGCATCAGATTGGGTCCGCAACCGGCGACGTACCCATTGCCGGTTGCGGAGGTGTTGAAGTTGAATGTGAAGCTCTTGCGAATCACGTCGAAGTCGTAATTTTGCGCGAGCGACTGCAGGACGTTGTTCAGGTACTGCCCGGCCTGCGAGGTGTAATTCGGGCATTTTGCAATTTGTGCCGCTAAACTTACAATCTGCTGAGCTTGGAGTGCCATCACGCAACCCTGTTCTTTTTCGCAGAGTTCGCACTTTTAGTGAGAACCTGTAGGTTTGTTTCCACATGCAACCCGCACATTGTATCAGAAACCAAAGGGTAAATGTGATCGACTTCGTGAAGGATGCCCGTCAACACCGTAAGACGTCTGGCTTCAACATAAAAAGCGTTGATCGCATCCTGGTTTGCCCAAGATGGTGTGGCCCCACGTTTTGCAGCGTCCCGCCGTCGACTGCGTTCAGCGCAATACGGCAAATTCTTAAGCCGCCATTTGTTAAAAATGGCGGCACGTTTCTCCGGACTTTGTTGTCTGCTGCGTTCGCGTGCTCGTGCGTTAACGCGCTCTAGATTACGCTCTCGCCATGCATCTTGGGCGGTACGCAACTTTGGGTTTTTCTGGCTGGCGGTATACATGCATTTTTTACAGCGCGCTCGATAGCCGCCGGACGAATCACTTCGGTAGTGAAACTCCGTTAGAAGTTTCACTACCGAGCAACCTCTGCAAAACTTGATAGCGTGGCTATCCGGATCAGCGATCTGCTGCGCTTGTAGAGGCATCCCGGTTGCCCGCCTTCTTGATCAGACTATCCAGGAAGGCCTTGCATTCGGCCACCCTGCGCTTGCCTTCCTCGAGTGTATCGAGGGCCTGCTTCTTTGCCTTCTCCTCCTGGGCCGAAGGCTTATGTTCACGTCGGTTGGAAGCCATCGCGTTCAACCGGATGTTGTCATCCACTTCGCTCAGTCGCCGGGCCATATTGTCCAGCGACTTCTGCTCGATCTCCAACTGTCGCCGTGCCGGTTCCTGCGCGTAATAAGCTTCGGCACGATCGGCCACGGCATTGAGCTTGTCCGTGATGACGTCGAGCCCCTCCACCGTAACCGACTGCGGAACGTGCGTCTGGAAAACCATCGATCGTCCAGCCGCGTATTGCAAGTTCACCGAAATCCCGATCGAAGGAACTTCAGTCTTCCCCTTTTCGTCGTCCATCAGGCCCTCAAGATATGGGAGATAACCCCTCCGTTGGCTGCAACCCCCTGGTTGCGGCTCTGACGGTAGAAGCTCTCCGGTTTGCCGTCAACGATCGACTGGTGACGCCAGGTCGCCTGCTGCATGTCGAGGATGACCGAAGCGACGCTTTCAGGGACCGTCTTGGTCTGGCCCTGAAAGAAGATCTTGCCGTCCAGCATGAGCCGGTCGGCGTAGGGCGCCAGATCGATGGTGATGTCGACCAGCGGCTCGACGAGGCCGCCGGCGCGGCGTTCCTCGAGCTCCAGTTCCTCAAGCAGCTGGGCCTCGGCCGCAAGCTGGCGCTCCTTCTCGACCTTGGCTTTTGCCTTGGCCTTGAGCTCCTCGATGCGCTTAGGCTCGATGATCGAGGTGTCGATCACCATTTTCGGACCAGACGGTCCCTTCGGTTTCTTTTCGTCAGCCATGGAAGCTCCTTACGGGTTGTGGGACCACGAGGACCCGCTTGCGATGGACTGGGACGACACGACGATCGGCCAGTTCCAGTTATCGTAGGCGACATAGTCGCCGGGGTTCAGCAGAATGAAGCCGCGATGCCCCGGAAAATGCAGCCGACCGTTGTTGGCAAAAGCGCCGGGCGAGATCGGGCGGATGCCCGACTGGCCTTTGATGTTCGCCGCGATCGTGGCGATATCCGCGATCGCGGACATCGGGTTCCAAACCAGCGACACGAGACTAGTCGTCGCCGCGGTGCCCAAGGTTCCAGTGGCCATCAGAGTGCTCCTTGCGAATGGAGACGCCCGGTATTTAGCCGGGCGTCAGGGGAGGATTAACCGAAGGTTGCGGAGAAGGCACTAAGGCTTTCAATACGCATGAAAAACTGGTTGTTCTCGATCAGCGTACCATAATAAATCTTCCAGCCTACGACTCGGAGCTGGTTTAAAGGGTCCGACTTGTCCGGTTCCTTCAGATAAGTGAACCGCGCATCGTCCAGCATCACCTGCCCATACGCCCCGCGCCCAATGATGTAGGTCGGGTAGACGGTGAAGCCCGTGCCGGGCGCGGCTGGCGGGGTCTGGGCGGCGCCCACGCCCGTGATGACCACGGTCTGGCCACCAGCCATCTGCACGGCCTGGCCTGCCTGCGGGCCGATCGTCGGGCCTGCGGCGCTGAGACCGAGGTTCAGGGTGGTGTTGGCGGTGCCGATGTAGACGTTGAAGGTGTAGCCGGCGAGCACCGGGAGCACCACCGCGATCGAGCCGTTAGGGCCGTTGACGGCAAGCGAGCCGGAGACCTGATAAATCTGGCTCTCGTACTGGTTCTGGGTGTCAGAGGCCGTGACCTTGATGAAGTAGTTGCCGGTCGCGAGCGAGCCCGCGGTGCCAGGCGTGCCGGTGATCTGGGCAACGCCGGTCCAGGTCGGAACCATGTTGGACTGGGTGAAGCGGATGCCACCCCACTCGCCGATCTCGGAATTGTAGATCCGGTTGATGTCCGAGTAGGACCAGGCCGTAACCACCGTGGAGTTCTCGCGCATATCCTGCGCGACCAGGGGGTGCAGGATCGAGACGTAGTGCGGCATCCGGCGGGGGCTATCGGATGCCTTTGCACCCCCATCGTCGGCCTCCAGCTTGGAGTCGGTGATCTCGTCGCCCATGTAGCGCGGAGCGCCGAGGGTGAACAGCGCGCCATAGGCGCGGTTGATTTCGTGGGGGTTGAGGACGTCGCCGGTGGTCAGCGAGGCGCGGGAGCCGCGGGTGTTGACGTAGTTGACCTGGGTGCCGGAGTTCAGGGTGTTGAAGGTGTTGCGTTCGAGCGTTTCCGCGATCTGCAGCGCCGTCAGTTCGGTCGCCTTGACGAACAGCGGATGTTTGATCGTAAGCTCAGCGACGTCGGTGATGGTGATTTTGTCGCCCCATTGCTGGGCGGTGGCCGAGACCTGCTGGATCGACATGGTCTCGCCGATCGGCGGGACGCCTTCCGAGAGCGGCGCGTAGGGCAGCGGCACACGAAGGTATCGGGTCGCCGTGTAGGTCGTGCCGCGCCCCTTGGGGAGCCGCAGCGGGTCGCCGAACTGATACGCTACCAGCTGGCGACGGGCCAGCGGTAAGGTCTTGTCGGCAATATAGTTTTCTATATCGGCAGAGAACGAGGATGCGACATTGACGCCGGCCATTTATAGTCTCCTGAAATGACCGGCTACGCCGGCCTAAATTGGCACATTCTCCAGCCGTTTCTCCGGGCTGTCTCCCTGCCGGCCGCGAGCGGTGGCAGTATCTCCTGATGCACGCGCCGGGTTGACTTTCTGCCCGGCAACTCGGGCCGCAGCTTGCGCCTTGGCCCTCGGTGCGTTCTTTACGGCGGAGGCGCGCGCCGCGCGGCCGATCGCCAAGTCCAAAAGCACTTCACGGGGAACGAACCGCCCTTCGGCCAGTTGCTCCTTCCGAATCCGTTCGACCTCGCCATCGTACTTCTTGAGGTGCGGGGCCTCGCGAAGGATCGCGTTGTAGGTCGTCCTGTCGTTCGTCTCCTGGGTCTGAAGGGCCTGCTGGTGCAGCACGTTCGCGGTGCGCGCCTCCGACTCCTTCAGATCCTCCCGCATCACGTCCAGGGGGTCCATCAAGGCGCGCCGTGCGGCGCGGTCCTGCGGGCTCTCCTGGGTAGCCTGCTGCTGACGTTGGCGCTGCTCGGCGCGGAAGTCAGCTAATTCACGTTCGAGCTTCTCGGCCTTGTCTTTGGCCTCGGTCGCTGTCCGGGTAAGGGTCTGGATGCGCGTCTGCGCCCGGCTGGGTCGACGCGCGGGCTCGTCGTCTACTTGCCCTTCATGCCCTTCTTCATCATCGACGGGGGCATCTTCTTGCCCTTCGACGGCATCGGCTTCTCCGCCTTCTTGTCCTTCATCTTCTCCTTGGATTTCTTCATGGCCTTCGGTATCCCCTTCGTTTGGGCCGGTTCCCTCACCAGGAGGTGCGCACACGGCGGCTGAGTTCAGATAGAGCCATTTCAAAAACATCGTCTTCTCCTTCGGTGGGCTTACGGCCACTAGTCGGGGCACCTTACGGGCGCTAGTCGGGTGGCCGCTTACGGCTGCCAGTCGGGTAATGAAGTTGCGCGGAGACTATGCGGGACGGAACTATGTGTCAACGCTCAAAG